GCAGTTTCTCCAGAAAGAACAAGAAGGGCGTGAGATATGGCGTGAAGCTGAAGGATGCAGTACATCATCTGCAGAAAATATATCCGACACCTTGTGCGAGGGATTACCGAGATACAAAGCTTTATCCAAGCATGAAAAAAAGAAATTCAGAAACTTTACCAGTAATGATGATGCGACAAGAACAATATCCGACACCTCAAGCAGCAGATTGGAAGAACATGGATACAGCGAAACAGAAGATGCTTTCCAATTCACTACCCAAGAAAACTGGTGGCAAGCTCAATCCGAACTTTGTGGAGTTCCTGATGGGATTTCCTATGGACTGGACAAAGGTAGAGTCGGAAGAATCAAAGGATTAGGTAATGCGATTGTGCCACAGATAGCATGGTTCATTGGTAATGCTATCTTACAAGCTAATGGAGAAAGTAAATGACAGATTATGTATGTGATATAGAAACGGATGGACTTAAACCTAGTCTTATACATTGTGTAAGCATTTACAATATGGACACAAAAGAATTATATACATTAACTAACTACCCAGAAATGACAGAGTTCTTTTATACTTTAACTAGTGAAGACAGATTGATAGGCCATAACTTTATTCGTTACGATAAACCTGTTATAGAAAGAATACTTGATATTAAATTACAAGCTCACATTGTAGATACAACTGCACTTAGTTGGTATCTCACCCCTGAAGGTGTTAATGGTAAACATGGATTAGCTTTTTGGGGAGAAAGATTAGGGGTAGCTAAACCTGTAGTTGAGGATTGGGAGAACCTAGCCTTAGAAGTTTATGTAGAAAGATGTGAGGAAGATGTAAAGATTAATACCTTACTGTGGGAAAAACAAAGTGGGATGTTAGAAAAACTTTATGAGGGTAAAGATAGTAATAAATTAATTAGATATTTAGAACATAAGATGAGTTGTGCTGCAATGCAGGAAGCTAGTAAGTGGAAGTTATGCACCTTTAAAGCAACTGTATTATTAGATGAACTAACAGATAAATATAAAATATCTGTAGATGACTTAGCCAAAGTTATGCCGGAAGTACCAAAGACAGCTAAACGTACACGCCCCGCTAAACCCTATAAAAAAGATGGTAGCTTATCTGCTACTGGTATTAAGTGGGATGAGTTAACGAAAGAAAACAATTTACCATTTGATTTTGATGAAGAAATAAAAGTAACAGTAGGTTATAACGAGCCTAACCCTAGTAGCGTACCCCAAATTAAGAATTGGTTAGAATCTTTGGGATGGCAACCCGCTACTTATTCGTATAATGATGCAGGTAAAAGTGTACCTCAAATAAAAAAACCAGACGGTAACTTATGTGAATCTGTAGATAGGTTAGTAAAAGATAATCCAGAGTTAGAGCATCTTAGGACTATGACTGTAGTAAAGCATAGGATAGGTGCAGTTCAAGGTTTGATAGATAATATTGATGATGATGGTTTTGTTCAAGCTAAAATACAAGGGTTTACTAATACACTAAGATTTAAACATGCAGTCTGTGTTAACTTACCTTCTGACCGTAAACCCTACGGTAAAGAACTACGAGCATTGTTTACAGTAAGAAAAGATACCCATACATTATGTGGCTCTGATATGGCTAGTTTGGAAGATAGAACTAAGCAACATTACATGTGGGATTACGACCCAGAATATGTAACAGCTATGACAACAAAAGGTTTTGACCCACATCTAGATTTAGCATTATCAGCAGGTGCAGTAACACAAGAACAAGTTGATGAATATAAATCTGGTAATAAGACGGATGAAGTAACACAACTAAGGCATAATTATAAAGGTGGTAACTACGCTTGTACTTATGGGGCAGGTGTTAATACCTTGTCTAAACAGCTAGGTATTAGTGAAGCAGAAGCTACTAAAATACATAAAGCATATTGGGAACGTAACTGGTCATTAAAGGCAATAGCAAAAGATACTGAGGTTAAAATTGTTAATGAACAGATGTGGTTATGGAATCCTGTATCTGAATTATATTATTTTCTTAAAGCTGATAAAGATAAGTTCTCTACTTTAAATCAAGGCACAGGTACTTATTGTTTTGATATGTGGTTAGCCTTTATTGTAAGGAAAAGAGAGCAATTAACAGCTCAGTTCCATGATGAAGTTATCCTAGAATTACAGGAAAATAAACAAGAACAAGTAACAGCAATATTAAAAGAATCTATACAAAATGTGAACAAACTCTTGAAATTAAATAGGGATTTGGATTGTGATATCTCTTTTGGGAAAGACTATTCACAAATACATTGAGTATGATATACTGAAATAGTATTAACAACAATGGAGATAAAACTATGGCAATAAATAGAGTATCACCCCAAGCAGAAAAGAGTACTGCTACTATAGAGTACACTAATGTTGCGGAAGGTGAACATGAAGGGCGTTTAGTTTATGTTGCTGACTTAGGCTTACAAGAAAGAAATTTTGCAGGTGAGGAAAAACCACCAGCTCAACAGCTTTCTTTAGGTATTGAGTTAGTAGGACAGGAGCAGACTTTATCAGATGGCGGTACATTACCAAGAATCTTATGGTCTAAACCTTTCAACATATTCCAAACTATGAATGAACGTGGTAACGAATATAAGTATTATAAAATGTTTGTACCCACAGCCAGAGATGGTGAAGTAGCAGATTGGGATAAGGTATTAGGTATGCCAATCAATGTTGTCGTTACTCATACTAAGTCTGGAGATAGAACTTATGACAACATAAGTAGCATGTCCGCTATACCTTCTAAGTATCAAGACCAAGTAGCTAAAGCAGCAACTGCTGAAATGTCAGTAGGAGATGCGGAAGACGAAAACAATGTAGCAACTAAAGCTATGTTTGGTTTAGTTAAATACTTGCATGATAAAAGAGTTAATGGACCAGTAGTTGAAAAAAGTACGCCTGTTACAGCAAAGGCAGTAGCAGACCAAGAGTTTGCAGACGATATTCCCTTTTAACTATGAAGCTACTAATAGACGGAGACCCAATAGTTTATAGGATTGGGTTTGCTTGTCAAACAAAGGATAAGGAAACGGGTGAGGTTGAGGCTGAACCTGTTCCTTATACCCTTTACTCTTGTAAGACATTTGTAAATAATATTTTAAATACTACAAAGTGTGATACTTACAAGATTTTTTTATCTGGTAAAAATAATTTCAGATATAAAATCAGAGAAGATTATAAAGCTAATAGGTCTGGTGCAGATAAACCAGTTCACTATCAGCTTATTAAAGACTATCTAGTAACACAATACAAAGCTCAGATAGTTAACGGCATGGAAGCTGATGATGCATTATCCTTATCTCAAACGGAAGATACAGTAATAGCTACTATTGATAAAGATTTATTAATGGTGGAAGGTAAGCATTATAATTATGTCAAGGAAACTTGGCAAGATGTTACAGCTCAAGACGGAGAACAATTCTTTTATAAGCAAATGTTAACGGGTGATAAAGTTGATAACATTATTGGTATACATGGTATAGGTGAGAAGAAGGCTACCAAACTTCTTAATAATACTCCTAGAGAAGAATGGGATAAAGTAGTGCTAGACTTATATCAAAAAGAATTTACTCCTAACGGTTTTCAAAGAGCCGTAGAAAATGCACAACTATTATGGATGTTGCAGAAAAACAAACAAATCCCTTTGGATTTTGTTAAGGAGTTAATAAGTGAAAGTAAGGCAAAGAAGAAATAAAAATATATACAGAAGTGGATTAGAAAGTACCTTCGCAACAAATACAAAAGGGATGGGTTTTGTTTTTGAGCCGGAGAGAATGCCCTATATAGTTCACCGTAAGTATGTACCTGATTTTGTTAAAGGTAACGTACTGATAGAATGTAAAGGTTTTTTTAGGGCAGGAGATACACTTAAGTATAAATCAGTTAAGAAACATTACCCCGACAAAGAACTAATATTTATTTTATCCGACCCCTTTAAAAAAGTTAGGAAAGGTAGTAAATTAAATATGGGTCAATGGTGTTTTAAGGAGCAGTTCGCTTTTTTTACAGTTAAAGAATGTGATAAACTAAAAAAATATATGTCATTGAATGAAGAAGATAAATATAAATATAGGCAACAACATTTAAGAGGTACATAATGGGTGACATATTAAACTTTCTTGATTACAAACATGGTAAAGAACAAGAAAAATTTGGAATGACATTTGAAGAACTTTGTGAAAAATTAAAAGGTATAGATGAAATTACTTTAATGGAGGTATTAGAAATAAGTTCAGAAGATTTAGTGGAAAGATTTGAAGATAAAATAGAAATAAAAATAAGCCAAATTAAAAAAGACTTAAGGGGAGAAGAATGACAAGAATTCAAACAAAGAAAGACACATACACCGTAGACTATCCACAAGCAATAACATACTGCGAAGATGCAGAGAAGATATTGTGGTTCGCTAATGAAATTGAAATGGAAAAAGATATACATGATTTAAAAACTAATTTAACACCTCAAGAATTACATGGTGTTACTACAGTACTTAAATTATTTACGTTGTATGAATTACATGTGGGTAATGAATACTGGTTAGATTATGTAAGAAAAGTATTCCCACGCCCTGAGATACAACGCATGTGTAGTGTGTTTGGTATGTTAGAACTAAACGTACATGCTCCATTTTATGACAAATTAAATGAAGTTATGGGGTTAAAAACAGATGAATTTTATAGTAGTTATACGGAAGATAAAGTATTAAAAGAAAGAATGGACTGGGTTGAAGAACAGTTTAAAGAGAAAGACCCATTGTACATTACTGCTGTTGGTAGTATTACTGAGGGTGCAATCCTGTACAGTAACTTTGCTTTCTTAAAACATTTCCAAGCGGAAGGTAAAAACAAATTAATGAATATGACTGCTGGTATTAACTTCTCAGTACGAGATGAAAATTTACATAGTGAAGCTGGGGCATGGTTACATAAAACAATAAAGAAAGAAATGGATATTACAGAAACAGAATATGATAAAGTTATTGTTAAAATAAAAGATACATGCTCTCAAGTATACGAACATGAATGTAGAATTATTGATATGATATTTGAAAAGGGAGATATAAAAGGCATTACCGCTAAACAAATGAAAAACTTTATTATGTCTAGGTTAAATATTTGTTTATCACAATTAGATATAAAACCTATGTACAATGTTGAGTATGACCCTATTAGTAATTGGTTTTATAAAAATATTAACAGTGGTTCTTTACACGATTTCTTTGCAAAGCAAGGGAACAATTACTCAAGGGATTGGGTGGAGGGTAAATTTGCATGGTAGATAATACAAAACCTAAGAAAGCAGATAGGAAAAAATTTGACATTGATTTAGCATACGGAGAAGTTAAAGAAGAACAAATAGCATCTATGCTGCAAGACAAAAAGATTGAAGTTAAAAGTGAACGTGGTATGTGGATGAAAACAGGTAATATTTGTATTGAATATGAGTGTTGGAAAAAACCATCCGGTATTGATGCAACTGAATCTGATTACTGGTTTCATAACTTATGTATTGATGATAGTATATTTTGTACGTTAATATTTGAAACAAAAAATTTAAAGAAAATAATAAAAACAATGAAGGGTAAAAAATCAGTTATGGGTGGTGATAACAATGCATCTAAGATGTGGTTACTACCTATAAAGAAACTGTTTGACCCAGAAACATTTGAGGTATTTAAGAATGGTACAAAAACATAAATCAATTTATGATGAACTAGGAGATGAACGTAAGAAGTTACAAGCAGAAGGTAAGCTACCTCTATGGGTTACTACCCCTTCTTGGCAAATATTAAAAGATAAATATACTAGCCCTGAATATCCTGATTTATATTCTATCTATAAAAGAATCTCAACTGCGGCAGCAAGTCATATGGGAAGCGAAGAAGAACACTACAGAAAAGTATTCTTTAATCTTATGTGGAATGGTTGGTTAGCTTGTTCTACCCCTGTATTAGCTAACATGGGTGCTAAGAGGGGTTGTCCTGTATCTTGCAGTGGTAATTATGTAGGAGATAACATATATGATTTTTATGATTCACAAAAAGAAACAGCAGTTTTAACTAAAAATGGTTTTGGAACTTCAAGCTATCTTGGTCAGATACGGGAAAGGGGTGTGCCAATTTCTACTGGAGGAGTGGCAAGTGGTATACTCCCCGTACTTAAAGACTTTGTACAGTTATCTCGTGATGTATCACAAGGTAATACTAGGAGGGGAGCTTGGGCGGGTTATTTAGAAATGGAACATGGTGATTTTTGGGAAATAGCTGACCATGTTATTAATCACCCTGATGATTGTAATATAGGTTGGTTAGTGACTGAAGATTTTATTATTAAATTAGATAGTAAAGATGAAGATGCTATGTCTCGTTATCAAAAAGCAATGAAAGTTAAAATGCTAACAGGTAAAGGTTATTTTGTTTTTATTGATAAAATAAACAGCCAGAACCCACCTATGTATGCGGAGCATGGTTTAAAAGTTAAGGCTAGTAATTTATGTACAGAGATTACATTACATAGTGACGAGTTCCATACCTTTACTTGTGTATTATCGTCTATGAACTTAGCTAAGTATGATGAGTGGAAAGATACAGATGCAGTACATGATGCTATCGTATTCTTAGATTGTGTTGCGGAAGATTTTATACAGATGGGTAGGGGTATCAAAGGTTTAGAAAGTGCAGTTAGATTTACTGAATCTGGTAGGGCATTGGGGTTAGGAACTCTTGGATTTCATACTTACCTACAACAAAATATGATTGACATTGAATCATTAGAAGCTCATACTTTAAATATGAATATTTTTAAAGGTATAAAGAAAGACGCTGTAAAAGCTACTCAGATGTTAGCTAAGACTAAGGGTGAACCTAAGTGGTGTAAAGGGCATGGAGTCCGTAACACTCACTTACTGGCCATAGCCCCTAATAGTTCTAGTGCATTAGTTTGCGGTAGTGTATCACAAGGAATCGAACCAGTTTATAAAAATGTATTCGTACAAGGAAGCCCAGCTGGTGAGATAAACCGCATCAACCCTGTGCTGATTGATTTAATGAAGTCTAAAGGTGTATACAGCCAAGACACTATTAATCAAATCATTAAGGATAATGGTTCAGTACAGTTAGTTGATTGGCTTACTGATGAAGAAAAATCTGTATTTAAAACTAGCTTTGAGATTAATCAAGAAGTGTTAGTTAGATTAGCTAGTGCAAGACAGAAGTCTATTTGTCAAGCACAGTCTTTAAACTTATTCTTCCCTAGTGATACTCCGGAGGAGGAGATTAGTAGGGTACATAAACTTGCTTTTAAAGATAAATACATAAAGTCACTATACTATTTACGAAGTGAGGCTGGAGTAAGAGGTAGTAGTGGTGAGTGTGTAGCATGTGAAGGTTAATCCCCAAAGTAATCGGTGGTGTCTTTCCTCGCACCACCTTTTATTTTTTCTTATTTTTTATTTTTGCTTGTACTGTTTTTGATAAATCTTTTAAGTGATAAAGTCTTTTACTAGTTTTTGAATGTCTTACCCCTGAATGTAAATTTCCATTAGGCATTTTGTGAGTACCACCCTTATGGACTTTACCATCTCTTGTGTAGTGTTTTACGTTTTTCATATTAATTTTCCATTGGTAGATTATTAAGTCTTGAATGTATTTTTCCTAGTTCTCTTTCTATCCAAGTAGCTAAATTATCTTCTATATCTCTTATTATTGTGTCCTGTTTTTCTAATATACCATACATTTCTCTAATCATACTATTATTAAATAATACTTTTTCTTCTAGGTTACTTAAACTAGATAAAAGATTACTTCCTATCCAAATTAAAATAACTACTAAAAATATTGATAATAATAATGATAGTTTATTCATACTAATTACCTAGTGATAAGGGGTTAGAGTTAATTGTCGAAGTTACTGCTTTGAAGCTCTTGTCTATATGCTCAACAATTCTATCTATATCTGAATCTATTTTATCTATAGATGTTTTGTTATTAGTTGCATTTATTTCTACAGCAGTAATTCTTTCAACAATAGCTGAATTATCTGAGTTTGGAATACTAGCAACACTATCTTCTAAACTGCTCAATCTTGATGACAGGTCTGCTATTAGCCACACTCCACTCCCCATTGGCGTTCCCAGCCCAATCAAAAAAATCAACACTAGCTTGGGCGTAATCTTGATTGTTGAATCCGTCTTGTTCATAAAAATTTATCTCCGTTGTTGTTAAGTCTATTGTATCTTTGTATGTGTTTTTAAAATAACCTTTATCAAAAGATACTATAGTAGGTACATCAACAGTTTGTACCTCTATATCTGATATTGGTTTATCTAGTACATTCTTTTCTTTTTGGATACTTTCTTTTTCTTTTTTGTTACTGGTTTCTTTTTGTAGTTCATTACTTTCTCCTTTGGTTTCTGTTTTTATTTCTTTATTAGATTTAATTTCATTTTCTTCTGATTTTATTTCTTGTTCTTTAACTTCTATTTCTAAATCTTCTTCCATAGTAGTTTCTTCTATTTCAGCGGGAATCTCCTCACTTCTAATTTCTTCTAATGTTTCTGGCTCTGGCTCATTTACAGATTCAATCTCAATATCATTTATTTCAGGCATATCATTTGGCATTTCTATTTCTGGCATTTCAATTACAGGCATATCCGGAATATCATTTTCAACGGGAACATCTGCACCTGTATCTATAAGCGTTGGCATTTCATTACTTACGCCAACATCCGCTATTTCCATATTCATTTGCTCAGTTCTTATATTAGGAATAACTGATATTGATGATGTTAAGTTTGCAATTTGTATATCTTCTGGTGGATTTATATCAATAACACCACTTGATATGGTATTTACTATTGATGCTGCATCCAATGAACCAATTTCTATTGTTTCTACTTCTATTGCAATAGGCTCAACAACAATAGGTTCTACTACAACTGGTACTATTACTACAGGTTCTATAACTATTGGCTCTATTATTACGGGTTGTACTACCTCTGGAACAATAATTGCTATAGGAGCTTCTATTTGGACTATATCAGGGACTTCTATAGGTTGAGCCACTACTAGGTCAGCTAGTGTTAGAGTAAGGCTTAAATCGTCAATGATAGAGCCAAATTTACCAACTTTATCTCCAGTATCGTGTCCATACACATTTATACTAATATTTGTATTATCTACATTAAAATCTTTATTTACATCAAGAGTAAAAGTAGATGTTATGACTCCATCATTATAATCACTTGTAATATTGTGAGTCAATACTTCTGATTGAGTACCATCCGTAATAGTAATAGTTGTGTTAACTGGGTCTAAGTTACTTGCTGTTCCGGTTGTAGTACACCAACTACTTCCCTCATTATTACAGCCAATGGATACAACACTACCGTTTACTTTATCAATGTATTTTTGTTCTGTACTAATATTACCTAACGATATATCTTGTGTTACCGACCCACCCTCAATACCACTAAATCTAACTGATTTATTTATTTCACCATAATTATTATTATCATAACTAGCTGTACCATCTAACTCCCAACCTTCCGTTTGATTGTCAAATGAACCGTTATTTAGGAGATTTGTGGTTTCCGTTGCTCTGACTGTTTGAGTTGCTAAAATTAGAAACAACCCCATTAACACCGAGATAATCAGGATAACGTAATATTTGACCGTACTCATTTATATACCCCATTAATTTATAATGTTTAATAGCTTCTTTACCAATTAGTGCTTTTTTACCATTCCATATGCTACAGGGTGTACCGCTATGTAACATGGCTGACCACACTGCTTTGCTCCCAGCACACAATACACTTATACTAGCAACTTTAAGTCCAGCTTTACTAAGAGAATTTGATAACATTCTACGCTCACAGTTCCAATCCGTAAAAGTTGTTCCTGTAGATATACCAACCACTGAAGTTTGTACTGCCCCTACTACGGGAAAGCTGCATATCATTTGGCTATAGCTTTGCACACCTGCAGAGATTGCAGAGGGTGGGGGTTGGTTTTTGTAATTTACTGTACTATCTGCTGCATAACTGTTTATGGTTATTATAATAGCTACCATGGTTAAGAATATTAGTGCTATCAGTTTATCTATCATTTTATTTTTCTTGTCCTTGTATAATTTATTTAAGTATTAATTTATCGCCTATAATTAGAGCGTTTCCCCGCTTTAATCCTACGGATGTGTTCTTTCCTAGCGTTTTCTTCTCTCTTACCTAAAGCAAATAACTCAATAGCCTCCCCTATAGCCGGAATACTACGTGTTGACTTAGCCTTACCCAATTCAAACTCACTTTTAATAATTTGAGTAGCATCATTAACTAAATCACTAACAAAACCGAATGGTGGTGAAACAGCGTCTACTACAACTTCTACACCCTGCCCTTGATAAGCCTTACCTAAATTATATTTACTTATAAACAATAAACTACCTAAAAAATCAAAACTATTTTGAGGAATGTCTTCTAAATAAAATCCACGACCTCTTATTAAATCAAGCACTTCTGTAATAGTTCCATTTGCAGCTGCTACAAAAGTCATAAACTTAGCGGCATTGGCTGATGCTTTTTTGTAGTTACCTTTCTTAGCTTCCTGTAAAACGCTACGCCTTAGAAAGTCTAACTGTTTTAAACCAAAAGATTTAAGAGCATAAGCTATACGAAAATTCTCATTCTTAGCATAAAAAGAAGACATCTGAGAGGGGCTAATAGGTTGTACACCTTCTAGTTGATTCCACCCATGTAGCCTTACACGTTCAGATAGTACGCCATTAGCGTAATCATCAGCTAACGCCCTAGCCCCTTGCTCGCCCCACGCTTCCTTGTGCTTGTTTATAAATGCTCGTCTACCACCTAAAGTACTCACCATTTTTTGTGAATTAAGATGATTCCCTTTTAGAAAAATATTTTTACCAAACCTATCTGTTGCTCGGAAACCAGACACAGACAAAGATTTACCTAGCACTTTAGAAGTTTCTAAGGCTGAACCTAAATCATTACTTAAAATGTCATCTAACCCTAAACTTTTTATTGTTACTGGCTTACCCCTTACAGTTCCAAAAGATGTATTCTTTACACCATTAACTACTGCAGAAACACCTACATCACCAAGCTGTCTAGATGATGAAAAGGGGTTAGCTATCAAAGTTGTGTATCCTATATTCCTAATAAATTGTAAAAATTTTCCCGGTGTATTCTCACTGTGTATAAACCTTGTATTTAGTGTATCTAATACTGTACCAGAATCTGCAGAACTTAATCTACCGGCTGCTATTTCTTTATTAATTAAACTACCCATA